CTTTGCAGTACGGGTGATGTCGATTGCTTTACGCAATTTCTGATCTTTCTCAGCAATAATATCATACAGTTTACGGACTTCTGCCTTCTCATTCAAATGAGTGGCTCCGAACTCTGACGCATACGCTTCAAAAATACGACGACCAAAATTGTTCTCACGAGCAACTTGGATGTCTTCTTGTAACTGATTCAACTCAGCCTTGAGATGACGACTAACAGCTTGACTCATTTTGTGAGCAGATTCTTTTACGAAACGGCTCTTCAACTGTTCAAGTTTGCCACGTGCTTCACGTACCAGACGTACCTTTGTCTCTACGACATCGCGTTTGTCTTTGGCGAATTCTGTGATTTCACGTGCCAATGCTTGCACCACAAAGTTTTCGAGTTTTGCAACTCCTTCAGTGTGCATTTTGCGGTCTTTGCGCAATTCGCCAATTTCTTCTGCAAGTTTAGAAACCATGAAGCCGTTGAACTTCTGTGCTGATTCTTTCATCTTGTGTTGGAACTTGACGCGATCTTCCGTAAGTGCTTGCTTCTCAGCAGCCACTTGCGCAATTTCTGCGGCCAAACCTTCTGTTACCATCTTGTCTAGGGCTTCTACCATTACTGTCTTGTCATGCTCATAGCGTTGTGCAAACTCTTCTCTGAGTTCTCCACGTACCTGTTCACGGGCTTCGTTTAGTTTTGATTCCCAAGCTTCGTTGAGTTCTTGACTAACGTCTTCGTTAATTAGGCCACTATCAAGCAAGGGTTTAATTGCATCAAACATGCCTGGTTCTCCTTAGATTTTGAGATCCCGAATGAGTCTTTTAACTTCATTCTTTAGGTATCTCTGTACTTTGTCGCCTTCACCAGATTCCCGAGCCATCTCCATCAGTTTATGACCGTGCTTCATGTTCATGAGACCTTCATAAATTGCTGTTGGGTAAGCATTGGGTGCGCTGGGTTGTGCAACCACATCTATAGTGACAATTTCAAAGTCACTTACATGTCCTGTTCTGTCGTCTACGTTACCGCTGCCACGACTGCTGACGCCAAGTTTTACACCTGACGTGATCAGCGTTTTGATCAATTCTCCCATGGGAGTTGGCAATATCTTCAACTTACCGCAACCAGCATGTCCGTCCATCCACATGTTTTCAACTGTGTGGCACACACGATCTAAGTTGATCTTTAGATCATCTGGATGGTCCACTTCACCTAACACGGAGTTACCGTTGTGGATCTGTTCGTTGATGGTTTCTACTGCCTTGATAATTTCGTGTCGGGGATAGGTACGTCCATTTGCATTCTCCTTGTTGCCTTCAATGCAAATGCCTTTGAGGTAGAGATGCTTTTTGCCAGACATATCAGACTCTTCCAAGACCTGAATGTTTGCCTGACTAAAAGTTAAATCTTCTCTAAGGTATCTAGATGACATCTAATTAACCCTTACGTCCGCTGGGAAGTGGGCTTCTATTGTTTTGACCTGCGCTGCCGTCGCCCATTTTGGCTTTTGGTGCTGCTGAAGGCTTTTGTGTGCCTTGTGCAGGTGTGTTGCCGACTTTGCCGATCAAGTCTTTGGTGTTGTTGCTGTAAGCAGATGTGTCATGATGTCCACCTTCGGCTGCACCAGTGTGTACTGGACGGCTGGCCATGCCTGCTTGTCCGCTGTTAGCAGCATAGGTAGACTTCTTGTTTACGCCGCCTTCTTCACTGGTAACTGGCTTTGGGGCTGCTTTTAAATTCACAGCTTCCATCATGCCTGGTTCCATTTCATCAGTATCATCCATTTCAATAGCGTCACCGCCTTCGTCAGGACCAAAACCGTCGCCATCGCCCAGGTCGTCGTCGCCCATGAGGTCTTCAAACTCGGCCATTAGTTGGTCCAGTTTGTCTTCTAAATTCATGATATCGTCTTTGGTAGCAGGTTCATCGCCGCCGCCTTCGTCGCCCATGCTAAATTCTGCTTCTTCGTCATCGTCGTCCATGGGCATGTCCATTTCTTCGTCGCCTTCGGCTTCCATGTTCATGTCAGATTCTTCTTCCATTTCCACGTCATCGATCAGGTCGCTTTGAGCGTCGCCACCCATGCCTTCTTCGAGGTCTTCGTCAGCTGATTCTTCAATATCTTCAGCTTCGTCAAGATCTTCTTCGGCCATGATATTTTCATAGATTTGACGGCTTTTTTCCACAACGATGTCGTGGAAAAGTTCGCGGGCTTTCGCCTCTTCGTCATTGATTACATATTCAATCAATTGTTCAAAACGGTTCATATGGGAAACTCCTATAGGTAAAGTGTGCTGTTATTTACACACAAGGAGAAAAACACGTGGTTTAAGGGGCAAAAAGGCGTATAAATGTAAAATTTATTACATTGCCGGGGCAGCAGGAGGAGGTGCGTATTGCTTGCGCACTAGTTTGAGCTCATAAGTTCTCACATCATTCATTTTTCTCAGTTTATTGAGTTGACGTAATGTAAGACGAGTTTTGCGCAAATCACTCTCTTGCGGCTGACTGTTGTCTTGCGACAGGTCTTGAAACGCTTCGGGGTCTTTGCGAAAAAATTCGTTTAACAGCATGTTGTTATTTATACTGCACCGGGTGCAGGGGCAGCACCGCCTGCGGGTGCACCTGGTACTACAGGCACAGGTCCAGCACCAGCAGGTGCGCCTGTACCGTTGGCAGCCATACCAGCAACTTCTTCGCCTGTTTCAATGTCGGCTTCCAAGGCACCTGGGGTAATACCAATGCTACGCATGTCTTGTCCTGCGTTGGTTTCCAGTTCAGGCTCGTCACGTTCTTCACGCCACATTTCTTCGTTTTCGCTGATTTCTTCTTCAGTCAGTCCCAAGAAACGTTGCAACAAGAAACGCTTGCTCATGTAAGGCAGTTGTTCTAACTGTGTAAATGCACCAATACGTGTGGTATCCAGTTCGCTTTGACGGTAACTGGCAAAGTTTTGAGGTGCATTAAACTTCAAATTAAACAGGCTGGAGTCTATGTTAAACCCACGCCATTTCATAAACATCTTGAATTCGTCGTCTAGTTTTTGCACAATCAATGCTTGCAAACGCTCGCAATACTGATTGAATCTGTACTCTTGAATCAATGCTGTGCCCACTTTTCCGTCGGTCATTGCACGGTCTGAATCATCTGGTCCAGTGGGCAAATAACTTGAAGGCACACGCAAACCACGGGCCATTTTGTTGTTGAAGTATTTCAAGTCATCAATTTCGCCCAGGTTTTGTCCGCCTTGCAGAGTATCTACACTGCTGCCACGTCCATCTGCACCCTGAGGAAAGAAGTAATCTTCGTTGATTGAAAGAGGGTTGTAACTGGCATCCATCATGTTGTTGCCGCCACCAGTCATAGTGGGGATTCTACGCTGATGCATTTCGTTTTTAACACGTTCCACAAACGCCATGGCCAAGTGTGATGGCATGTTGCCCACGTCAATTTTAAAGATTCTGCGCTCTGGAGCACGGCTCACACGATAGATCAACACAGCGTCTTCCAGCAGTTCTTTCTGCTTGAATACCTTGTAGATTTGTTCTAGTATACTGCGTCCAAAAGGCCAGAACACATCCAGACCTTCATTCAAACTGATGTGTACCACGTGCTTGGCATCCAGGCAAACTTCGTTCATGGCAGTCATAAATCTGCTGTTGCCTACGCCGCCGCCGGTGCCACCATTGGGCATGGTGTAGTTGGCATTACCTGATATGGTGCCTGTCACAGGGTTGGTCATATAGTCTGTGGTAGTCTTGGCTGCCACAGTCATGTTTTGAAAGTTGGGGTTGATGTCACGAATCACATACTGTTCAGGACGCTTGCCTTCTGATTCGTTCACAATAACTCTAGCAACCTTGCTCATGTCCACCCACATCATTTCAAATGTTTCTGGATCACGCACAAACAATTGATCGCCATACTTGACAGTGTTGCGGAACAGTTTGAATATGCGCTGATCCAACTTGTTGAGCTTGATCCACTGTTGCAGTTGTTTCTTGATGATTGATACTTCGTTGTCTGTGGGCTTGTCTCTATAATCAACTTCAAACGGTGTGCCGTTTTGCTCGTTCATTTGTGTTGAAAACTCAGCAATGATATCCAAACAAGCATTGATCTCTGAGTCCATGTCCATGTTCTCATACTGATTGTAGCGTTCAATACGGTTGGGGTGTCCTGAATAAACCTCTGGCAATCTTGATGCATAATTGCGGAATATAAAGTCTGCAGGCATGCCTGTGTCTGTGCCATCGTTTTTGGTATATCCAGGAAGTCCAAATTGGTTCCTGCCTGAAATAGGGCTCATGACACCTGTGGTGTCTGCTACCTTGAAATACTTGCGCCAGCCGGGTT